GATGCGCCGTTCCATCAGTGCCAGGAGCCGCTACAAACGTAATGGTATTTGGCGGTTCATTTAAAAATCCAAACGGATAGCCGCCTGAACCAGCAGTTCCAATAGTTCCGTTTGTTCCAAACCAATCAGGTAAATTATAATCAAGATCTGGATATGACAACGGACCTACTAAAGGATAAGACATAGGAAGCACTTGACAGCGTTTTACCTGAAGAATTTTACGCGATAGGTTATATACAGCTTGATCTTGAGTAACAGAAAGAATACATAATGGTCTTTGCCCATCGGTGCTTCCTGTTCCTGCTGTCGCTGATGTGCCGCAATCATTCTCGGTAGTGCTGTCAATTATCAAATGTGCTCTACGACACGCTTGAACTTCTGACTCATTTAGATAACGTAATAGTTCAGGCGTTTCCCACAGATAAGGTACTACGTTATCATCGAGAATAGAGTCTCGAAGTAATGTAACAAGCTCTTCTCCTGTCATGACTGTTTCCTTTAAGAGAGAACGCTTTCAACACTCTCTACATAAGGTGGAACTGCATTTTTAGGATCTTCCAAACCTGTAACGTCCTTATGAAGGACAGTGAAGGTTATACGGGGAACATCCTTGTGATGCCACTTTCCATCAGAATCCTGAATTGAATCAGTTGCGATCCTTGTTCTAAGCATTTCAATGACAGGTCGAGGAAGATCAATCTCATTGTTTGGTTTTGCCAAGAATGGATAACCATTCAATGAAATAAACTGACCTTCTTTGGGTATTTGGGAATTCTCGTTGATTATGATCCTGTCTTTAGGATGTCCTTCCGGTGACAAAAAAAACTTCATTGCCTCTTGTTTAGTAGTTTTTCCTGGCATAACGCCCTCCTATAAAGGGTGAGTGATACCGCACTCACCCTTTAATGATACAAGTTAATTTACATAGAATCCAAAACGTCCTGCATTGCTTTCCGTCTACGATTTACAGGGCTAAGGCTTTTTTTCTTTTTCATCTTTTCCTTTTGCTCTTCCGTGTAGCCGGTACTGTCTGTAGCAGGAGGCTTCTTATCCTTTTCTTCTTTCTTTTTAGAGCCAATTCCCCATGGCATAAATAAGCCCTCCTTTTTTAAAGATTAAGGCTCATTGGCATAGGGCATATGAAGCAGGTCAACGAAAGCTGCCGTTCCAGCAGATGCGGCTCCATGACCGGTCAAAGGCTTATTTGTCCTGGGCCATGCAACAGTACCGTTTGCCGTATACTGCACATACCCCAAGGCAACATGCCCGTCCGGTAGATCAGGAAGATACGCTGAAGTTCCATCGGTTCCTTCATTCCCCGCTGTAACAGTTCCGGCAGTGCCGAACGCACCGGAAATAAGATACTTCACAACGGTGTTTGAAGCTTGCGTTCCCGCTGGCATCTCAATGTTATCTTGAGCGTAGATTGTTCCGACACGCCCGTTGATAACAGCGCCAAGCTGGTTAGTAATCTGCACGCCACCGGTTGAACCAGTTCCACACCCGCCAAGCACCGGAACATAACCGGTTCCGGCTGTTCCGCCAAGAACACGGTTCATCATGCCCATAAGAGCGCCGCGTATTGCCCTAACAGGAAATGCTTCAAATACGTTTTCCGGCGCTTGAGCAACCCTTTTGGTAGGATCATCAAATTTAGCGTAACCCATATTCAGTCTCCTTTGTTATCTGAAAAGTTAATGCCTCTTTGTTATCAACGCTTAATCGGTACAGGCTGCTTCATATACAGCCATCCATGCATCATTCAGAATGACAGTGCCTTGCATGGTTTTCCATGACACAGATCCGCGCTGCCCAAGAGGATCAGATTTGCTCGGAGTTGGATTAATGACGATTGGCGTGATTGCGTATTTACCTTTCAGCGCAACGATGCCATAAGCATCTTTCCCGAAATACAGAATAGGATACACGTCACAACCGACTCCGCTCGTGGTAATTCTGCCGGTCGTTGTCGCTGATCCGCCATCTTCATAGGGTTTGAAAATGGTGCTCTTCAGATAACGGCAGTCTTCACAACTACCGATTTCCGTTTCAAACGGACTGACTGAACCGTAATCAGCAACGGATGTGAATCCTTGAAGACCACGGATATCAGAAGTTTGATCCGTATGAGTCAGACCGACAAATGCGGGAAGAATGGTTTCTTTGTTGAATTGTGCTGTGGATTGAACAATTGAGGTAACGAATTGAGCCTCTTGTCTTTCAAGCGCTCGAACAATACGCCGTTGATCGGTTCGACTGATAACCGCAACAACACTGGTACGTCCAGCAACGCTATTGGCGTAAAAGACATTGGTACATGCCTTAAGCACGTTATACCGAAGGGTTTCGACCGTTTTTGCCGCTTGTTCTCCGCTAGCATCAACGGCTTCCTTGAGGATCGGATCTTCATGTGTATCATTTACAAGATCAGAAATCTCAACAAGTCCGCCATACTGCCGGAGAATGACACTGATGTCTGTAGCGGTCAATTTTTCGCTCGTAGGTGTTACCCCTTCAGTCAACGGCGTGGTACGAAGACCAAGAGCGTTATAGCGCCTGAAAATCATAGATTGGGTTTTATGAGCCGGAAGAGATTTTGCCTGTCCGAATTTTTCCAGACACAAATAAGGCATAGCTCTCTTAAGCAAGTCAACAACAACAAATGCAGCAGTTCGAGGGGTTATATCCCCATATAATGTCATTCCCATTTAGAAGACCTCCTTATCAAGAAGATTGTCTAGCGGCTTCCTCGAACGCTCCTTCATAATCTTCAGATATAACGTGGGTCGGATTAATCGCACCCTGCCGCGTAGTAACTGAAGACAGATCTTGTTTTAACTTTTCCTTTTCAGGATCAACAATAACTGTAGGAGAAGCCGCTGTTCCAAGTAGACCAGTTTCTTTTTTAAAGTCAGTAATTAAGTCAGCAACATCCTTTGCAGACCCTTCATCATAAATTGCTAATAGTGATTGTTGTAAATACGGCGGTTTCCCATTTATCCATACCAGGATAGATCCGTCATCCCGATACCGTTCATAATCCGGATGCGTAGTTGAAAGATAATTGAAATGCGCGATTTCGTCATTTTCCTCTGCTCTATCGAGCATAGGTATTAACAACGCGCCTTGTTCCTTTAACTGCTGAACAATTTCACTCTTCCAAGTCTCTATTTCCTGTTTCAATGCTCTCAACGCCTTATCGCGTTTCAACCCCTCCATTCTCGATACAGTAGCGAATTCTTCTTCATACTCTGCTAACTGAGCTTGCTGTTCAGGAGTCAGAGAATCCAAAAACGCCTGTCTGCTATCAATGGATTGAGCAGGAGCCGTACCCGCCGTTCCCGCTGCTCTTAAAGCAGCAAGTTCCGATTCGTACCGCGCTTTCTCTTCAGCCCATGTATCCTTGTCTTTCTTATGGATACCTTGAAGCGTTTTATATCGTTGTTCTGATTTTTGCAGATCATCAATACCTGCCGGTGACGTTCCGGCATCTACCGCCGGAGTTGTAACGACAGTCGCCGCAGTTCCGTCAGCGCCTATTTCAGGTACACCTTGAGATAAGTCCTGGGTGCCGGTTGTCCCGTCTATCCCTTGTTCTAAATCTCCGGATGCTGTCCCATTTTCGCCGACAGTGGCTAAATTAAAAGCAAGGTCAAACTCATCCAATTCCTCGGAAAAACTTGTCCCTGATACCCCTCTGTTATCAGTTCCGTCTTCTCCGCCCATTTAGAAAACCTCCTTTAGTTAGAAAAAAATAAAAAAGGCGAACCTCGGACATATCCGAAATTCGCCTTTGTTCTAATTTATAACCTAAGATGTAGGCTATTCTTTAAGTAATTTCAAAAGTTTCCTTTTAATTCCTTCAAGAGTTTTTAGTACATTTATTATCTCCGATTTATTAACCGTCAGCATTAAATCGTCTTTTGAATTAGGTGTAGCCATGATAACTAATAGTAAAGACAATAGAAATAAAAAGTCAAGAAAAATAATTACTTCACTAAAGGAAACGGTAAACCCTTGATTATATAGCGATTTAATGTCTTCATGCCTTTTATTACACCTTGATTTTGATGAAAAAGTGTTGGATCAACCTCTTCATCATTCTTCGTTCTAGCGTCATCTATAATAATTTCTACTAGTTGTAACACTTTTTGAATAGCCTCTTCATGCTGCCTGTTGAACAATTCCTGAATTAAAGCAGCATCTTCCTTGCCAATACTGTCTCTTTCTAATGTCATTGATTAACCGCCTCCTGTGCGTTATCTTCTTTAAGCGTACCTAGTAGCTCAATAACTTTTGAAATGACTTCAAGCCTATGATTTTCATCCTTAATTGCCATATCCTGAACATGAGATTCTTCTTCTCTTCGCATTGTCGCTACTTGAGCCGAACCTTCTATTTGCTGAAGCTCCGCAACACCCTCGCCTTCAACCGGAGCCTGAGCGTTACGAAGAGCTTCAACATTCGATTTTTTGGCCTTACCCAATTGAGATAACGTTTGAGATTTCTTGTAATCAATATCTGCCTGTTGATAGGCCCTCATCAATTTTGCATCTTCAGACTCAGCTTCAGCTTTATCCATTGCCTGAACTTGCTCTTCGGTCAAGAGGTTAATTTTCAGATCATGCGCTTTCAACTTCTCTTCCAAAAAGTCTCTCGTAGGAATGTATTTCCATTCCCTATCTGTCATCGTAGCTGTTAACTGAGCGAGAGCTTGCATATGAATCTCTTTCATCAATAAAGACTTGACGCCGCGTGCTCTACCTTTATAATCTCCTTTGATATCCTTACGCGGATTAAAATTCATATTCCAGGTATATAGATCCTGAATAACCCGTTCAGTAAAGGAATCAAAATTCTTTACGATATCTTTAATAGAAAGCGATATCAAACCCATTTTAGCGGATGTCGCTTGCGCCGTTTCCGCTCTACCAGAATTCGCCGGTTGTCCAATCATCCAAGTAGGAAGCGTTGTTTCCTCATCGGCAAATCGTCTGAAAGCATCAATGATCTTAAGCAATTCATCAACATGAGAATCAATATTATAGACTCTCACAGCAGGATATTGAGCATCAACGCCTTTACCCTCTCTATACCAAATTTTCCTTGGATAGAACGAAGTATAATCCGTTCCCTTTGTAAGAAGATCCCAATTAACTTCAACTTGCGGTCCAGCAACGCAAGCCCCATTATCCATAACCATCCGCGCCGCTCCTGCTACCGCTAATTGAGAATGGCGCATAACACGAGGCAGACCTTCACCATATAAACTCGTTTCATCTTTTTCATAATAAAACAGTTTATATTGGTTGATGTCCTTGTCTTTAAAAACCGCTATCTTAATAGGGTACATGCCTAAAAGCCATATATTGACTTTATACTCAAGTTCAACATCCTCAATCGGCTTTCCGCATTTAGCCAGGTCCGACCCATCGACATAACCCCAATATTCTAAAACCTCATACTTCTTACCAGGCGGATTTGTCGTTGCATCTGAACTACCGGTTACTGAAGTAGATTGAATTGATTTACCTTCTTGAGCAACTTGTA